CAGGTAGGCCAATATCAGGGTGCGGCGGTTCAGCAAGCCCAAGCCTCGAACCAAGCGATGATCGAGCAGTTCGCGTTAGAAACAGACGCCGATGGTAAGCCGTTGCGGCCTCATTTCGAGGCTGTGAGGGAGCGTATGGCGGGTGATTTCATGGCGCGGCAAGGCACGGTGACGGATTTAAACAAGGCGCTTTCCGACGCATACGAAGCGGCGGTCTGGGCCGACCCGGAACTGCGGTCAAAGATGCTTGCCGAGCAAAAGGCTGCTGATACCAGGGTGCAAGAGCAGCAACGCAAGGAGAGTGTCGCCAAGGCCAAGAAGGCCGGGCGCGGCGTTCGCCAGCGTTCTACTGGAACACCTAACGCGCCCAAGAATTTGGACGATTTGTTGTCGCAGGCTTTGGACGACGCGGGGATTGGGCTTAACCCCTAAACCGTGGAGTAAATAATGGCTTCTCCGAATAGTAGTTACACGGAGATTGTCACCACCACCGTTCAGGGATACTCGAAGCAGATAGCCGATAACGTCACCAACCATAATGCGTTGGCTCGACGGATTGATCGGCGCGGCAATAAGCGGCCCGCGACCGGGCGTGTCATTGTGCAGGAACTAGAGTTCGCTGAGAACTCGACTGTGAAATGGTACTCCGGTACGGAAGTGCTTAACGTCAATGCCTCGAATGTCCTTTCGGCTGCCGAGTATTCGTACAAGCAGTTGAACGGCAACGTGGTGATTTCGGGTCTTGAGCAGATACAGAACAGCGGCAAGGAAGCTGTTCACAACTTGCTCCGGGCGCGTATTGGCAACCTCGAACGCTCGCTCAAGAACACGCTGGCGACAGCGATGTTCGCTGACGGCACTGGCACAAGCTCGAAAGAGCTTGGCGGACTGAAGCACATTGTTGCTGACGATCCGACCAGCACCGTGGGCGGGATTTCCGGGTCTTCGTACACCTTCTGGAAGAACAAAGAGTTTGATGCTTCCGACGAGTCGGTGACGCTTTCCGCAACCACGATGCAAGCCTCAATGAACACCTTGTGGCTGCGCACTATTCGTGGCGCGGACAAGCCTGACTTCATCGTTGGTGACACAAACTACTTCAAGTTCTACTGGGAGAGTTTGCAGACCAACCAGCGCTTTACCTCTGAGGATGAAGCGGCTGCTGGGTTTATGACGGTCAAATACATGTCGGCTGACGTGTTTTTTGACGATCAGTGCCCAACCAACCGCATGTACTTCCTCAATTCGGACTACCTCTTCCTTCGTCCGTCTAAGGGGCGTGAGTTCATGCCGCTTGGGGAAAAAGCAGCCATCAACCAAGACGCCATTGTGGTGCCGGTAGTTTGGGCAGGCAACATGACCTGTTCCAACCGTGCGCTTCAGGGCGTCATCCAGCCATAAGGGGGGCTTGAAATGTCATACATTGTAGGCATCAAAGCCGATCTGGTTTCGGATAGCGTCGAGTTTGAACTCGGCTCAATCGGCCAGACCTCGGATGGTAAGGTTTACAAGTGGGTGCAGTACGACACCGGCTCCGGTTCCGTTGCGGCGGCTTCGGGCAACGTGGCGTACTACTACACGCTTGATGGCTACAAGAATAACCAAGTCTCTTCCGACTTGAGTGATTCTGTAGAAATTGGTGCGGGCGTGCTTCAGTCGGCTCCGACCGATGGTCAGTATTGCTGGATTCAGATCAAGGGTGCAGCAACCTTGACCACGGCGTTGACGGCTGGCGCAGATGGCGACCCGCTTACACCAACAGGGTCCAGCGATGGCACCCTCGACGTGTCAGCGGCAGTCACCGATCACGTTTGCGCTTACGCAGGCGACATTTCCGACAAGGAAGTCATCTGCGACTTTCCGTTTTAACTCGGAACTGAGGGGGGAGTGGTTGCTCCCCCCTTACTTCTCACAGCAAGAGGTGATGTATGCCTGACGGCTTGATGGCGGCGCGTTTCTATCGGCGGCACAACAAGAACTACATTGAAATCACTGTTGCGGGCGAAAAGGACACGCTGCGAAGGCAAGTCGAGCCAAACGACATCAATCGGTTTGAAGCGGAATGGAAAGCCTACGAAGAGGGGCTTGATAGGGTGCCTGTGACGGGCACCAACCTCGAAGAACTGCCGCACGTTGACCAGGACCGCGCCAACGGCTTGCGCTTGCAGGGCGTTCACACGGTCGAGCAACTGGCCGAGCTTCACGACGGCCTGCTGCAAAACATTGGCATGGGCGCGATTGATTTGCGCAACGCTGCCCAGAACTATCTGGCTGCGGCGGACTCCCACAAGCAAGAGCGCGAGATCGAAGAATTAAAGCGCGAATTAGCCGCGCTCAAAGCAGATAAGCCCAAGCGTGGGCGACCAAGGAAGCAAGAGCAATTATGACGCTACTCACGATTATCCAGGATGCTTGCGACGAAATCGGGGTTGCCAAACCGGCCAGCGTGGTCGGGTCTTCCGATCAGACGGCGATCCAGATGCTCGCGCTTGCCAATCGTGAGGGCAAGGAGCTAGCGCGCAAATACGAGTGGACCGCGCTGCAAAACATCCACAGCTTCAATACCAGTAATGGCACCGCGTCCTATGCGCTGCCGTCTACCGGCGATACCCCGCTGCGTATCATCGAGGATACGGTGTGGGACAACACCAACAACACGAAAATCGGCGGGCCTGCGATGCCCAACGAATGGGCCACGCTTCAGAACGGCATAACGTCGCTTTCTGATTTGGATTCTGTGTTCCGCGTTTACGGCAAGCTGTTCTACCTGTTTCCGACACCGACCAGTACCAGGGCTATCAAGTACGACTTCATCATCGAGAACTGGTGCGAGTCTTCCGGCGGCACCGATCAAGCCGCGTGGGCGGCAGATACCGATACCGGCCTGCTGGACGAGCACTTGATGACGCTTGGCATCATCTACCGCTTTAAAAAGGCCAAGGGTCTGCCCTACGAGGTGGATTTCAACCAGTACATGGCAGAGTGCAGCAAGGCGGCGGCGAGGGACGGCGGCAGGCCGTTGCTTAATTTGTCGCGTGGCAGCATTAGCGATGTCGTGCTTGGCGGCAACGTGCCCGATACTGGTTTTGGCTAAATGGCGAACGGGCAAGGCGGCGCGCTGCTGACCATCCCGTCGCCTATCGGCGGGTGGAATGCGAGGGATTCGCTCGACGCTATGGAAGCGACGGATGCGGTGGTGCTCGATAATTGGGTGCCGGAAGCATCGAAAGTTTCATTGCGTAAGGGGTTTGCTTCACACGCAACCGGCGTTGGCAGCGGCGATGTTGAAACGGTTATCGAGTTTCATAGCGGCGGCACCTCAAAGCTGATCGCTGCTGGCGGCGGTGCGCTGTATGACGCTACCGCTGAAGGCGCTGCGAGTTCGTTAGCGACGGGCCTAAGCAACGACCGCTGGCAGGGCTTTAATTTCGCCGGAAAGCTCGCGCTGATGAACGGCGCGGACGCGCCCAAGACGTTTGACGGATCTAGCGTTGCGGGGATGACGGTTTCGGGCACCGGGCTGACAACCTCGCACTTAATCGGCGGTGGCGCGTACAAGGCGCGCACCTTCTTTTTTGAGAAAAGCGACGGCACCAACCCCAGGGCGTTTTGGTATTCGGGCGTCAACACGCTAGGCGGCACCCTGACCAAGTTCGCGCTGGATACTGTTGTTCAAACCGGCGGGCATATCGTTGCAATGGAGGCTTGGAGCCGTGACGGCGGCGCTGGGCCTGACGATTTTCTGGCGTTCTTTATGTCGGACGGCACGGTGATTATTTACACCGGCACCAACCCAGGCTCTGCTGATGCGTGGTCCCTGGTCGGCGTTTATCGCATGCCTGCGCCCATTGGCGTGCGCGGTGCGGTCAAGTTAGGCGGCGAGGCGATCATCATAGCGCGGGGCGGATTCTTCCCGCTGACGGCTGTTGCAGCCGGGCGCACGGGTGCGGCAGACGCCATTAGCGACAAGATTCGTGGCGCGGTCGAAGAGGCAACGGCGGCGTACCCAGGCAATTTCGGCTGGCAGGCGCACCGTGGGCCAGACGGCAAGACGCTGTTTTTCAACGTGCCCGTTACCGAGGGCGTTACCTACCACCAGTATGTGCTGAACACGATTACAGGTGCTTGGGCGCGCTTTACCGGCATTCCGGCTAGGTCGCTGGCGACCGCAGGCAACGAACTATTTGCAGGCGGCGGTGGCGGCATCATTTACAAGTTGAATACAGGCAAGAGCGATGCCGGGGCAGCGCGTGAGGGGATCGCGCGGCAAGCGTTTACGCATCTTGGGCAACGCGGCATCAACAAGCAGATCACGGGTCTGAAGCCGACTGTTTCAGCTACGGCGGGCGTGTCGATTTCCATCGGCGCGGAAATAGATTTTCGTGAAACCATCC